GGAGTTTGTGCCACTGCATTAGTTATACCACTAACAACTTCAGATTTTGCAATGTTTAATACATTTACATTTTTAAATGTATTGTATGTTGTACCTGCTGCTTGAATAGCACCTAAAATATTTCCGTCTGCTAAAGCATTTATTGCTCCGCCGGCGCCGGCAACTAAACCACCTTGACCTAATATATTTGCATTTGACCCGGGTCTAGCTATAGGGCTTAATGTTCTGTCGTAGTTAGTATCTGAACCAAATCCAGTAATAATATTATCAGGTGTTTTACCATCAATTGCACCTTCATTATATACTACTGTTTCATAATCTAATCCCATTTGCATTTCCATAGTACCATTGCCTTGATTATAATCGTATGTGTCATGGCTAAATTTTGTTATTATTGGATTAACTAAAGTATATGCTGCAAAATTATGTTGATTCAATCCAAATATAGTTATATTTTTGAAGAAAGGTATTTTAACTCCAGATGGATTTGAAGTTTCTCCTACATAACCCCAATCATCATTTCCAGTAATAGAAGGCTGGTATTGAGTTCGTGTATTGTATGTAGCATCAGTTGCGCCGGATACTGGTTTTGCACCTCTTGCACCTGCAAATACTACTTGCGGTTTTCTACCATCGGCGTAGTAATAGTTATAATATGTTTTCCACAATGATCTAATAGCATTACCGTTATCATCATGGAAAGAAATATCTATTCCATCATATTTTATTTTTGTTTGTATAATACGTTTACGATTATATTGATTTAAAGTTACAGTATCAAATGTATAGCTAGGTAGTTTTACTGTTTTTACCAGTACCCCATAGTTGAAGCTACTTGCATTTGGATATGCTTCGGGGTTTATATCAAAATACACATGAAATAAGAATTTAAACTTGGGTGCATTTTGATATGAGTTGGGTCTAAATGTCTTACTAGCATGGGTGTAATCACGTAGGAAATCGCTGCCGAAAAATGTTCCGGCAGCGTCTTTTAGTAGGTTTTGAAAAAATCCAGCCATAGTCTAGATTTATTTAGCGTCTAATTATAGTGAGCCGCCAATACCTGTAGCGATTGAACCAACTGTTCTTCCTATTGTAGCGCCTACACCAGAACCAATTGGAGCTTGAATTGCGTTATCATAACGTAATGTCAATGAAATTGTTACTGCTTCGTTTGTAGCATAGTTCAATGTATTGTAGTTAGCTGTCTGAATAAAGCAACCATATAATTCCCAAGTTTCTAATACGATAGGAGCAGCAGCACCGTTACCACCGTCTAATATTTCAATATTAGTTTGAAACTTATAATCTTGACCAGTAGCTGCACTTGCTTGTTCAACAAAGTCCATTTGTTTCTGTAGTTGTTGACCAACTAATTTAGATACACTGTTTGAAGCATCATCACGAATGTTGATTGCTAGTGTTTGCCAAGCATGTTTACCAGCCAAATACATTGTTGAGTTGTATATTGGGATAGTAATTTCTTGGAACTGTACTTGAGGTCTAGCGCAATCAATAACTTGTTTAGTTAATTCTACTGTGCTTGTGTTTGTTCCAAAATTCAAAAAGTTTACTCTGAATCTAAATTGTAGTTTTGGCATTAATAAGCCCTGATTGCCACCGGCGTTATCAGATGCTACTGTCATGTTGAACAATGATTGTGAGGCTGTTGCCATTTTATGTTTCTCCTGTTAATCTTATTTATCTTAAATAAACAGATAACCCCTTGCGGGGTTATCCTAGCTTATTATAGTCCCTTAATCTCACCTGTGTTTAAAACACGAACCGGAACGTAAATGAATTCAGCTGCCTTAACTGGTTCAAGTGCAACATCAACCCAAAGTTCATTTCTATCTATTCTAGCTGGTGTATTGTTACTTTCGTCACAAATTACCAAGTAGTCATAGATACCGCGTTTTGCCTTCAAATCAACCATCAATGTTTGAATAACACCTGCAATTTGATTACGTGTCAATGCATCGTTAGGTTCAAATACAAACGGTCTTGCAGCTAATGTTAACTGTCTACGTACATACGCAATTAGTCGTGCAACGTTAGTTCTGTCTAATGCGCTAGAACTATTGAAACTTGTCTTGTTACCGTAATTCAACAATCCAATTCCTGTGAAGAATACTAATGGATTAATGAAGTTGATATACAATACGTCACGTATACCAAGATTTGTTTTGGTAGTTACAAACTCACCGGTTGTATTATCAATATAACCAATGTTAGTAGCATTGTCAATTAGACCACGGCGTGTACCTGCTGCTGCTAACCAAGGATAAGCGATAGTATCATTTCTGATAAATGTACGTAGCATCATATGACTTGGTGGAACAGCAACTAAATTACCTGATAAATCACTTGTGATACCACTTGGATAGAACAAGCCTAAATATGTGTCACGGGTTACACAACCTGCTTCGCCTGTACTTGTTGCGCCTGCTGCATTGGTCGCCCATGCTTGAATTGCAGTAGCATTCGGAGGCAATCTCATTGGTGTATCACCAATAATATAACCTGTATCACCGCGGTCATTGTTTAGTACAACCATGTTAGGTTGTGCTTCTGGATAACCAGGAGTAGCCATTAAGTTGAAGAAGTTATCTTCATCACGGATATCAGTATTAGTATCAATTACTGAACGTAGTGCTTTTACAACAACATTACGTTGTGCTTGACGGCCCATATATGGTGCTCCGTTACTTTGTAATCCACTAACACTTAACCAAGTAGATGTCATTTGTGGGTAGCTATCTGCGCCCGGGAAATTAATACCGTTAAAATAATTAGCTTTATATTCCTTAACGTTATATCCTGAACGGCGTGTGTTGAATAACAACATACCAACTGGATACAATGATGGACTAGGAGCATCCAAATCTAAATAATCACTGGTTAACAAACTTGTAATACTTGGGATAGGATCATCAATAACGTTTGTATCACCATTTGTTGCCCAACGTGCATCAGCAAATACTACACCTTTACTGCTTGTTTGATCAGCATTGTCAATTAAGACCCACATGTCTGTCATGCTTGCTGAATCATATTGCCAACGACTGATAACTGGATATCCATCCAATGCCATTTGTTCTGTGTCAATCCACAGATCACCATATGCTAATGCTGTTGTACCATCACTTTGTGTTGTTGGTTCAGTAGCAGAAATTATAGGCCCAGTTGCATTTGTTTCATTCATAGCTGAATATGCAGGGAAGCCTGATGAATCATATCCTGTATTTTTATATCCAACCCAACCAGTTGAAGTATTTACCATGATATCAGCTTGATCAACTACACTCCAATACCAAGGCGTGTTATTAGCTGGAGCAGCTACTGGTGCACCTTGATTTGCAGTGAATTGTAATGCAGTCCAATTACTGATTTGTGTGTTATAAGGTGTGACACAAAATCCAGATGCAATTGCCACTCCAGTTACTGTACCACCACCGCCAACAGAAACAACTTTTAATACAAGATCATTAGCTGTAGTAGCACCACCTAGTAGGTTACCAGCAACAGTTATTGTATCACCTAAAACATAATCTGAACCACCTGCACTAGTGCCATTACCAGTTAAAGCATATGTACCATTACCTTCAATAGTAACACTTACTTGTAAACCTGTGCCTGAACCACCGGTTGTAGCTATATTGGTAAACGCCAATGAAACTTCAGGTCCATATTTAACAAAAGTAGTAGTAAAAGGAGTAAATCCAACCTGTGATAAAATATTAGAACTAAATCCTTTGTTTGCACCTGTTGTTTGAATAATATCATTCATTACAATTTCTCCACCTTCTGTGTGAATCAATTGAACAGCTCCGTCAGTAGTTACTAATGCAGAAGTATAATCAATACCTGCTGCTTGCCATGCAGTTACAAACTGAGTAGGAGTACAATTATCAGGGATAGTAACTTGATATACACTTGATAAACTACTGCTATTTGGTATACTGGTTTGTACATATAATATTGCACTTCCTAAACTATAACCTAAATTTATAACAAAATCTGAATTATCACTTGTAGCAGTAGTTGGGCCTAAAGCCGCTCTACCCCATAAGTAAGTAGGACTAGCTACGTTGATCCATTGAGAATCATAATCGTACTGACCATACACAGTTCCTACTGGTATTGCTTGTCCACCAGAGGTATCTATACCGGAAGTAGCTGACCAATCTTCTGTTGCCAAAGTAACGTTTTTTGCTACCCAAGCTGCTGTAGTAGCATTGTATTCTGATACAACAGGATTTATTCCTGACCCACCGCCCACTTTAATCCATACTGAACCAGTTGGGTGCGGATATTGTTGACTACTAGACCACAATGGCTGTTCAGCAGGTGTACCATATGTAGCTTGTGGCTGATAATAATATCCAGCTGTTATACCCATAGATGTTAATGCTGATCCTGTACCATTTGTAATACGTAAATAATTAGTACCAGTACTAGATGGTTGTGATGAATATAAACATAACTTACCTGAAACTACACCGGCTGTAAGACTTCTAACACCCAATGCATTAATTGATGCTGCAACACCTGCTACTGTATTATCCGGGCTTGCAGGAACTTCAACAGATGTTGTCCAGTTACCATTCACACTAATATTAAATGAATTTCCACCAATTAATGTAGGATTAGATACAGTACCTTGTACAGTTGGCCATTGTCTTTGCCATTGAATACTACCAAGTTGCAACCATGTATTGTTTGAACCTTTGTAAAACATTTGATTTGTTATACCATCATCTGCTATAATAGTAGCATTGATAGCATAATCACCAATGTTTCCGATACTTTGAATAGGTTGACCACCACCTGTTAAATATGCAGCATCTGTAATAACTATAGGAAGTTTATTAGTAAATGCACCTGTAGTTGCATTAAACTCATATAAACCCCAAGTAGAGTTGGTAGTATCTAACCAATATGCACCTGCTGCAGGGGCACCTGATGGGCGTCCAACTGAACCTACGTATGCAGCTAAATTAATATCAGCACGTAACGTGTAGCAACGATTTGTTACACCTAACAATGAGTAAGCTGCTAATAAACCATATTCATTCAATTCATAACCCTGGATTGGTGTTCCAGCAGTTGTTGTATAGAAGAATGGTACGCCATAAAAATCTGCCAAATCTTTTTGACTTGTCATTTGATATAACTTGCCTGCATTTGCAGCAGTAGTACCTGGAGCAACGCCTGTACCAGAAGGATTAGCCTTGTTCTGTGCTGTTGCGAAAATTACTAGCGGGACGGTGCCGCCTGGGGCTGGTAAATATTGACTCTGATCAATAATCGTTACTTCTACGCCGGGTGATGTTAATGCCATTTTATTTTTCCTTTATGTAAAATTTTGAGGTTTACTACCTGATTGCATACTATTATTTATGAATAAATTGAAAAAAGACGGTATTACCGTACCTTTAAAGGTTTTAAAACTAAATACAACATGCTTCTACAACGTCCTATATGTAAGAAATGTAATAAAAATTATGCCGCCGTAAATTATAAGCGGAAAGATATTACATACTATAGAAGTATATGTGATGAATGTGGTAGGAAAAAAGCGAAACAAAAGCCTCGCAAAGCTAATTGGACTACCAGTGGATATAAGAAAAAAGCCACATGTGATTTATGTGGCTTTAAAAGTTTATTCCCTACACAGATAACTGTGTTTCACATTGACGGGAACTTAGAACATATAGAACATACTAATCTACGCAGTATATGTCTAAACTGTGTAGAAGTAGTTAAGAAAAAAGATGTTACTTGGCGTCGGGGTGATCTTGAGATTGACTACTAATTATCTTATACATAGTATTGTGCAATTCGTCAATGGTATCGTTATTCTCTACCATATAGTCATAGTCTAACCCAACACTACTATATTCACTAGCATGAATTTTTAGTTTGTCTAACCTGCTCTTGCTTAGTGCCCAAGTTGTGTTACCATTTGGACCTCTGTTGAAAGACACTGCCGAATCATACCACTCAGGATCAGGACCTCGTTTTACCCTGATAGCTATACCACCTATATTTCTAATAGCATTTACTTCATTGGCAAATCTACAATCAGTAATTACAATATCTTCACTAGAGTTTAATAACTTATGTTCTACGCTTGCAACCCAAATATCATTATGAAAGTGATTGCGAAAAACATCAGTTCCCCAATGTTGTAGTATCCAGCGTGGGGTAATTTCCATACCCAAACGATTACTCCACCATTCATCTTTCTTCTCTCGCCATGCTCGGCTAGCTTTTGTTGTGCCTTCTAAGTATTCTCGGTTCCAACCAAAAACTGCGGCTACAGCATCTTTCAGACTAGCTGCAAAACTGATTCGTTTAAACCCGTGATATGTAGTAAGATAGTCGGCAATAGTGTCTTTGCCTGACCCGATTAGACCGGTGATTCCGATAATCATATATAAAAATGCTCCTATAGTACTTATTATACTACAGGAGCAATACAAAATAAACTGATTAGGTTAGCCTTGTACCCATGTCAATGGCTGGCTGTAATCAACATACTTCTTCAATTCTTCAATTAGTAGTTCCATTGCAGCCTTACCTTCTGCTTTCATAGCAGTGCCATTCAGTGTTGTGCCTCCACCTGGACCTGCGATAGTACCAAATTTCTCACGGGCTTCACCTATCATAATCTTTAGTTGTGCTAAAATAAAGTCACCAATCCAAACACCAGCGCCCGGGTCTTGCAATAGTATTTCTTCTGTCTTTTGCACATCAGCCCATATCAATACACGCTCACCGGAACCTTTTGGGTCACGAACAATACGCAATACTTTGGACACTGGGTTGAATGTGTAGGTTACATAACCGCCGAACATACGTGCTGCTAACTCAACATAACCAGCATAGAAGTCGTATGTTGCCATACCACCTGCATAATTATAGTTCAACAAGTATGTGTTTAGAATAGCACTACTGAACGGATCAAAACTGCTGCTTGATGGGCCAGTTTCTAACCCAATCGTTCTACGGAAAATACTACGCACATTGATAAACTCAGCAGGAAGAGTGTATGTATCTACATTCTTCTCAATAGTCATTAGAATATATGATTCTTCCGTAGCAGCTTGTGCCCGTTGACGATAGACCTTGATAGCGTAGTTATACGCTGCCTGATAATGTTGAGGGTCCAATTCAATATCAATCATCCCGTCACCAAGACGATACCTAAGATTATTGAATAATGCCTCTTTTAACTCATCTAGTGTTAGACCAGTTGGTGTAGAAAGAATAGAAGCGGTTGGGTATGTTGACATAAAGTGTTACCTAATAATACTATTTATCAGGTAACACTATGGTTCACGTATTATAAGTCGCCGTCTTTACGATTTTCGCTATAAAATGCGTCAAACTGTCCACCGGGATAACGATTCTCTAGCTTACGCACATTCTCCGCAATCACATCGTTGGGATCAAGATTCAATGCACGACATGCATTAATCCAATACCACATAATGTCACCGAGTTCACGCTTCATATGAAAAACATTATCAGCAGTCAATGCTTTACCCTGAAAAATGATCTTCTTGGGCACTTCAATAAACTCACCGCTTTCTGCCGCTAATCCGAAACATGCGGTGATTAGTAATGGAATATTAACATCAGGGCCATGTTTCATTTCCCCGTCAATTAACTCGTAGTTAGCATCAAGACGGTCTACTGTATCATGGAATGTAGTTAGGTCATTGCTTGCTTGACTTGTTACGGCTTCTACAAACTCTTGGTATTTGTTTAAATCAATTTTCATGGTGTTGTTGCGGTATCAATTGCAATGACACTTCCTAAAAAAATCTGTAGCCAACCGTTTGTATCTTGCCCACCTGCAAGCAAACTTATACCACTTAAAATATTGCCACCGGCAACTGTATATCCAATCGCTTTACGGTTACGACCAAACCACATAAAAAATTTATCTTTCATACTAAGTCCTTAAACATTTCTTTTCTACCTTCTACACCCAACGTACCATCAAAAATCTCTCGGGTACGTTGTAGCATAGCACATGCCAACATTAATAGTTCATTCCTGTCATCAGTCAATGTGATTGACTGATCAATCAGTACCATTATTTCTGTCATTCTTTGTCCAGTGTCCATTTTAAAACGCTTTCAAAATAATCATATTCTCGTTAAATCTACCGTTCGGGACTGCACCCACTGCTTTGATATCTTTAAAATATTTACGTGCAGCTGGTTTACTTCCCATCACTTCTTTGATTTGCTCACCGGGCTTACGCAATGTTTTCATCTCACTAGTATTCGCATCAAACCCTAGCAAGGTGTTACCCTTGACGCTGAACACTTTGCTGTAATCATCAGCAATATAGTGATGTAGCTTGCGCTTACCTGTATCATAGACCCACGCTTCACTGGCTCCGTGCAGCTTTGTGGGATGCACACTAATTAAATCAAGTTTAGTAGCAACATCCTTAAACAACTTCAAGTATTTCAGTTTAGCAACAATCTTCTCAACGGGCACTGCTTTGCGCTTACGTGGAGCCTTGCTTGCTTTCTTAATGCTAATGTAACTGTTCAAGTCACCTAACACACCTTCAATGAATTTCAGCACATTACGGATCTGAATCTTACCTAAGAAACTATAACCCTCTTTCAATGACTCATCACCGTCACTTAGTCGTTGGAATTCATCTTGCTTACGCTTCCAGATTTCAACAATGATTGGGATATGTTGCGGCATGACATTGTACTTTGCGACAATATCAACTGTCTTTTCTGACGCTTTGCCTTTAGTGACAAAATCGTCAATCATACCTTCCATTTCACCTGCGGCGTCCCGTGCTTTTTCTTTCAGAATTTCTTGAATGTTGGGTCGTGCAGTTACCGTTTCTTCTTTGGTAATGCTGGTTGCGCTAGTCTTAACTTCGGTCTCAGTCAATGACTTAACCAACCGCTTGACTTCGTTTTGAAGTGTCAGTTCTTCTTGCTCGGTCAATTCTAGACCGCGCATTGTCATACGTGCTACCCAGCACAATGTGATAATGAATTCGCTTTCATGGACCTTACGAACCGACTTAGCTTCTTCAGTTCGTTTATTGTAATCCAAATATTGACACAATAGTTCTTTTGCGTCTTTTTTAGTATAGAAACGGGTATACCATGTGAAGCCTCGGGCAAGGGCCGAGAATCGTTGTTCAGGATCGGGCTGAATTGGGAAGAAGGGTTCTTCACCCATATATTTTGTATCAGCATCACGGGGGTTGAGTGCTTTTACAAAATGATCGTCTGTATGCTTACGTGTGGCCATTGATTAACTCCAAAGTTTCAATTGAATACGTATTGTAGCACAGGGACCATTTGTTGTCAACCTTTTGGTAATACGTTATCAAGTCTATTTACGATAAATAAGTAATAAAGTGAAATAACCATGCCTAGACTATCGCTTTGGCGTCCCAATAAAACCAATGATTATAACTTTTTTGATAAGATAATATCAGAACAGTTCACCGCAGGTTCCACGGATTTGTATGTACATAAGTATATGGGCCCTACAAATCAGGGAACTTCTATAGATTATACTCAACCGGAATACGATGTATTAAATCCGACTAATATACAAGACCTGTTGTTTTTAGAAAATCGGGATAGATCATATGACCCAAATGTTTATCGTTTGCGTGGGCATTATAATGTACAAAATTTAGATTTTGACTTAAGTCAGTTTGGATTGTTCTTAAACAACGATATCATATTCATCACAGTTCATTACAATGATATGATTCAATTAGTTGGTCGCAAACTAATGGTTGGTGATGTAATTGAGTTACCTCACTTGTTGGATTATAATCCGTTGAAGGAAACTATACCAACTGCATTGAAACGTTTTATGCAGATTACGGATGCTAACTATGCAAGTGAAGGATTTAGTCCAACGTGGTTCCCGCATCTATGGCGTATCAAATGTGAACCATTAGTTGATAGTGAAGAATTTAGTCAGATATTAAGTGCACCAATTGATCAAGATACATATCTTGGTATATGGGACAAAGATAAAACCTATCCTGCTGGATATGTAATTACGTATGGTGATAAAAATTACAAAGCATTAACTGATGTTCCTGCAGGAGTTAATCCACCTGATCCAACCTATTGGGAATTAGACACAGCAGATAATCTTAAAGATATCCTTGCTACTTATAATAAGAATATTGAAATTAATGATGCTGCATTACGTGAAGCAGAACGTCTTGTACCAAAATCAGGATACAATAGTAATAATTTTTATGTTGTACCTACATATGGTGAATATTCAAGTAACGGAGTTCTTTCAAGGGCAATTAATAATCCTGCTCCCCCAATTGGTGTTAATACAGATGGCGGAGCACCTAATCCTAATAATACTGGTACTGTAATGATGGTACGTAGTGCTAATTATAAAAATCCTAGTCCAGTAATTAAAATACCCAAAGCGGCAATAAAAAGTATTTGGGATATAACTGCTGATATGGGTTATGAAAAACTAGATGTTTTTAATACAACACATTTAGAAACAATGTCATTGGCTCCTGAAAGAACAGATACTAATTCAGGTAGAGTCAGCGGTGATACAATATTAACAGTAGTAAGTAGTGGTACAATAACAGGACCATACGGTACTGCTGATAATACATATGCTACGGCTGATGCTAATCCAGAATTGCCAGGCTTTACAGGAACTATTAGTCAATCAATGGATTGGAGAGCAGATTGTGATCCGGCATTCCAGTTTATTGCACGTAGTAGTCCACGTAGTTTTGGTTATAGCGGCGGCTACATGACAGGCGACGGTATTCCACCAAATGGTTTCCCATTAGGAACACTTGGTTTAGATGGTGCATTACGTTCCGGTGCTGGTATCAGTTTCCCAGTAAATCCTCAAGTAGGAGATTACTTCTTACGTATTGATTATTTCCCTCAAATATTATATCGCTGGGACGGTAGATTATGGGTTAGAATTTCAACTAATGTTAGAACCGAAACTGGATTTACTGCACAAGATTCATCATTGCTATCTAGCTTTATCAATGATAGACAACAAACAAAACTTACAGACGGTACATATGTACCTGAACGTCAAGCATTGTCTACAGCATTAACATTAAAACCAGATCCAATACCCCCACAAGTTTAAAGAGTAATTATGGCACAATTTTTTTATGATAGTCAGATACGCAGATTTTTAATTCAGTTTGCAAAAATATTTAGTAACTGGGAAGTCACTAAAGGCAAAGATCCTGCAGGTAATGAAATATTAGTTCGTGTACCAATTATGTACGGTGATAGTAGTAGACAAGCTGCAACTATCATTGCTAATAATAGTTCTAGTAACTTGCCTAGCGCGCCATTGATTACATATTACATTAGTGGATTGGAATACAATCAAAAGTGGACACAAGATCCTACATTTGTAGAAAAAATTAATGTTCGGCAAAGAGCATATAATCCTGAAACACAACAATATGAAACAACACAAGGGCAAGCATTTACTGTTGAACGATTAATGCCGGTTCCTTATACCTTAAGAATTACTGTAGATTTTTGGACTACTAATTACAATCAAAAACTACAGTTGATTGAACAATTAGGAACATTGTTTAATCCTGCATTAGAAATTCAAAGTACTGATAACTTTATTGATTGGACTAGTCTTAGTGCAGTATTCCAAGATGGACTAACCTTTAGTAGTCGTAGTATTCCTGTAGGTACAGGTAATCCAATTGATGTCATGAGTTGGAAATTCTATATGCCAATATGGATTACTACTGCTAGTAAAGTTAAAAAGATGGGTGTTGTTGAAAAAATCATTGCAAGTATTTTTTCAGGTAATGCATTGCAAGATATGCAAAACGATGATTTGTTATTAGGAACAAGACAAAAGATTACACCATATGGTTATAAAATACTGTTGATAGGAAACACATTGCAGATATTGCCACAGGCAACTGCGTTCTATCCTAGCAACGTTGATTTAAATTTACCAGCTAATCCAGACACCGATATCTATTGGTCTAGTGTGTTGAATGTATATGGCACAATTAAACCCGGTATAAGTCAAATATGGTTGCAAAATCCATATATGTTTACTGATATTGTAGGCACTATTGTTCCTAATCCAAACGATGATAGATTGTTGATATACAATATTGACCCAGACACATTGCCGCAAAACACACTTGACCCAGTTGATGGGGTAATCAATCCACAAATGACTGGCCCAAATTCGGGATTGCCAGGACCAATCAACGGGCGTAGATATTTATTAACTGATGACATAGGTACACCCGGTGAAAGTACTATAGCATGGGGTAATTTAGTTGCGTTTGCTAATGATATTGTTCAATACAACAGTAACACTGGTGAATGGGTTGTTAGTTTTGATAGTACCATAACAACTCCTAAAACATTAGAATATGTAACCAATTTAACAACCAATGTTCAATATCGCTTTGCTGACAACTTATGGATGAAATCATACGAAGGATGGTATGATCAAGGGGATTATTCTATAGTCATCTAATACTGTGATAAATCATAGTATGAGCAACACATCCGCAGGCGTTTTCTTTTATAGTAATAAAACAAATCGCTACCTTTATCTACTAAGAACAGATAACAAGAACCCAGGGAACTGGGGAATACCTGGCGGAAAGATAGAAGATGATGAAACATTATTTGAAGGTATTGCTAGAGAATGTCAGGAAGAAATAGGTATATTTCCAAATAACGCAAAATTAGTACCTATACAGAAATTTATAAATCATACATTCACATATCATACATTCTTTTGTGAAATATCAGATGAATTTGTGCCAATCTTAAATGAAGAACACTGTGGATATGCGTGGGTAGGAGATAATCAATATCCCAAACCATTACATCCAGGATTGTTTAGTACTGTTAATTTTGATGTAGTACAAGAAAAGTTAAAATTACTTACAAAAAAAGAGACCTAAGTCTCTTTTTTTATTTTAGCAATGCAGCCACTGTATTGAATCCCAGAGCACCGACTACTACGCCTGCTCCCATCATCATCCAGCGCCATCGTTCTAAAACTGTGATCTTTCCAGCCAATTCACTATGTTCCTTTAAATCTAGTTCACGCATAGTTTTTAACATATTTCTAGTTTCTTCTGCGTTATCATTTAAAGCATCGTGCATTGATTTCAAGTCCACTTTAAGTTCACCGACTTTTTCTTCGATGTTCTTAACTTGGACTTGCAGAACGGCAATTTCAGTTTCAGGTTGCATTTTGTTGGCCTTACTTGCTGAGGTTGCCATGATTAAGCGTTATTGATAGTAACGATTGGATTAGGTTGACCGTTAGCAGCATTTGCAGCATAAGCTGTGTTGAAAGATGCAATTACGTCAGGATTTACAGTATTCAATACTGCTAAACCTGTACCTGATCCAGTTGCTGTAGCAGTGAATGTAATACCAGTGATGTTACTTGCTGCACCACATGCTGTCCAATCTGTTGTACCTGATTGATAAATTGTGTACAATGTACCAACTGACAATGAACCAGGAGCAACTGTTGCTGGGAACAATTCAGAATTGTAATCATTGATACTTGCAACATATTGTGTACCAGATGCAGCGTTAGTTGCAATGATAGTCATTGTGTTTGGTGTCAATGCTGTGTTAGCAACATTAGCTGTGTACACTGGATTAGTGATACCAGTAACAGTTCCTGTAACCAAGTACTTTGTTTTACCCTTTTGACGAACAATGTATCCTGCTTCCGGTAATGCTTGAATGAATGTATCACCTGCACCACTTACACCTGTACTATTATTTGCCGCAACAGCAGTCAATACTAGTTGTTGCTGAATAGCATTTGATGTTACACTTGCGTTTGATGTAATTGCTTGTGCTGCACCACCTGGTGTTGCAGAAACAGTGAATGCTGTTGCATTGGCAATTGTTTTAACAAAGTAAGGTGTACTTGCTGTCAATCCACCAAACGCTGTATCAAAAGTTACTGCTCCGCCCAATACAAGTGTCTGTGCATTTCCACTTGTACGAATAACGTTACCTGTTGCAGTTGAGTTAGCGACTGCTACTGTTACATTACCAACATTGTTGGCAACTGTACCTATTAGTGTTACAGCGCCTGTTCCTGGTACTACATTAGCACCATAACCTGTTGTTCCATACTGAGCAAAGATAATTGTACCATTAGCAATATTAGCAAAGTTAGTACCTAAACCAACTAACACATTACTACTTGTGCTTGCTAATTGTGTACCTGTACCTTGAACACCAAATGCTACATTACATAACACTTGCTTACCAACGATAGTTGTGTTACCACCAACTACGCCATATGTATTAGCGTTTGTTGCTGGGAAGCCTGCGCCACCTAGTGGGTTGTTAAAGTATGCATCAACAACATTGACTGACGCACGAACTGATTGACCAGTCGTATCAGACAACGTTGGGCTAACTTGAGGTTGAACACTTAACTGTGTTGAAGATACAGTAAAAGTACTAGCACCAGTAACTGCAAGTATGTAATAAATTGTGTTAGCAGTTAATCCACCTACAGTAGATGCTGTTACGAATGACATGCCTTTTGACACACCAACTGTAGCTAAAGTTTGTGATACTGTTACGACACCAGTTGCAGCAACTGTGTCAGTGATTGTTAAGACTGTTTGAGCCTTTGCGATTTTTAGAGGACGTCCCATTTGATTCTCCTTGAAATATTAGTGAGTTCTAGTCACTACGCGGCGGGGACCGCATAAACTCGCCGAATGCGAATGTATAATATATTTATCTCAAGTGGTGAAAAAGCGACTCGGGTCGCTTTTATTATAGCATGTATCCATTTGCCATATTAGCATGAGGCATGCCTAATTCAGTGATACTAAATTCAGTTCCTGCACCGCCACCAGTTGTTATAAATGCTACTACATTTCCTTGACCGCAATAAACAGTATTAAATGTACTGGCTCCAGGATAAATTTGTGACTGCTGAGTAGCGATTGCGTAAGGAACACCTGCATTATTAAAAGTGTATGCAACATTTGATAATGCTACTCCTGCATTAGCAGTTAATGTTAAACTAGTAGCGTTTGCAATACTTGATACGATTCCCACTGTAGTTCCGGTAGTATTTCCTATCCATGCACCAACTGACAATTCAGTATTAAACGCAGTTCCCACTCCAGTGACCGTTGCACTGTTAGTTGCTGCCGTCGCTGTTCCTGTGCCTGCTACTCTAGGATATCCAGTTGTAGCATGAATACCAGTACCAGTAGTAGATATTCTAATCTTGTCCGTAGCAATATTAGCTGATTGTTGTGATACTAAATTGCCTGTATATACATATGATGTCATTTTGTTATTCCTATATCTTATTTATTATTAAAGTCTGCCAACCGCTACTTCAATAACGCCTTCACCTTCAAAGTTTTCTAATGCTTTTCCTATTACTGAACCAATATATGGGTGAATCATTGGTCTAGCATATCCGTCACCAGCACTCACAAGCATGTCACCCTTATGTATTGTTCCACGAACTTTAACTGGTACACGACCTTGCAATGCTAATGCTACAACATGTTCACCTTGACATTGTGAATTCATTACATACGCAGGGTTAGTTGATACTACACCTGCTACTTTGGTTGTGCCATCTTCAGCTATTGTAACTTCTTTCTCGCCACCAAACTCTACAACTGTGCCTGGCTCATATGGCTTATCTGCTTCGTAGTATTCTGCTAAGTCAGCGTATGTTGCAGTTAGTTTACTACCTGCACTTAATCCCCAATTACCAGTAATAGTACCTGCTGTAGTATTTGCACCTGTTGTTAGTGCTGTGGCACCAACTGTACCGGCAAATGTTGGTAAGTATGCTGCGACATTTGAATTTGAATATGAACCGGCAAAACTTATAGATACCCCGTTAGCATAGTAATAGTTGTCAGTTTTAATACCACCAGTAGATACATTGGCAGAAACTGTAACTGATGTTAGTGTTCCAACGCTAGTAATATTAGGTTGTGCTCCGGTTGCTAACGTTCCTGTTATAACGCCTGTGTTAGCAGTTAAGTTAACTGCTGTTAGTGTACCATTAACTCCTAAACTAGTTAATGTCCCGACACTAGTAATATTAGGTTGTGCGGCTGTTGTTACTGTTCCTGCGCTAGTAGCTGCACCGCTTAATGCACCCACAAACGTTGTTGCTATGAATGCACCATTTGCTATATTAGCAGAGAACGCTGTGTTTGAACCTTGGGCATAGTTAGCTACAGCAGTTCCCGGAACAAATGCAGGATACCAAATCCCTGTTGTCAATGCGGCCATTGCAGTGTAGTCAGTTACATTTGCATATGAAACATTTAGATTATTAACACGAGTGGTGCTTGCTATTGTTAATGGTGCTGTACCAGTGGCAACATTTGATTCTAATATACTAGCAATAACTCTACCCGATGTACCCAAATTACCTACATTAGCATTACCAGTACCGGTATTGAATGTATAATTAGAAACGTTAACCCCTGTATTAGAGATTGTCATTACTGTATTACTAGCAGAAGTAAATGCTATATTTCCATTTAAGGTGATAGCAATGTTACTGTTACCATTAGCCTGCGGGCCCACTAGGTTTGCCGCAGACACGTTGCCAGTAAATACACCAATGCCAGAACCAATGTTACCTACATTAGCGTTACCGGTACCTGTATTTAATGTGCCTGCTACGTTAACACCAGTACCAGTAACAACAATTATATTTGCATTGCCCCCGGCAGTAATATTAATATTACCAGATGCTGCGGGTATTGCTATATTACTTGTGCCATTTGCAAATGTACCAATGAGATTACCACTTGTTGTATTACCCGTAACCGCAAGACTTAATAAGGTACCAACACTTGTTATGTTAGGTTGAGCATTAGTTGTTAATGTTCCGGTATATAATGTTGAAATCAATGCACCAGTTGCTGCATTAAATGATAGATTTGCATTTGAACTTAATGATAAGTTACCTGTAGTATTTGCGTTAACAAACGTTGGATAGAATGTTCCACTAGTTCTAGTAGTAACTACACCGTAGTCACTTACATTAGCACGTGCCACATATAAATTAGGTACTATTGAAGTACTAGTTACAGTTAAAGGTGCTGTACCAGTTGCAACATTTGAAACTAATATAGGAGCAGTAATACTTGTTACTGCATTTAAGTTTCCAGTTACAATATTACCAGTTGATACAGTTAATGTGTTTGTAAGTTTATTGTATGTGAAACTAGTATTACCTGTTATAACACCAGTATCATTGAATTGCACAGTATTAGCTGAACTACTACCTACTGTTCCGCCACCACCTGCACCTGTACTTGAAGTAGCAATAGCATTAGGAGAGTTTGTATATGTTAATCCGGCGCCATTGACCGGACTTCCTGTTCCTTGAGAGGAATACAGTGAAACATTACCGGTAGTAGGGAAATTAGATGCTAATTGAACATAAAAAGTTTGTCCGTTAACGATACTGTTAGATGCACCAGTGACCCCTGAAATTGTAATTGCAGCATTATTTGTGTATGGCGTAGTATTTGCTACTGTCATCACAATTGGATTAGCATTTGATAATGCTATTATTTTTGTATACAATGTACCTTGTGGAGTCCAAGATAAATTACCAGCACCATCGGTCTGTAACACATAACCCGGCGCAGAAGCACCAGTCATGGAAAGATTTGATACATTTCCTAATTGAAGTTTACCGCCACTAAATTGACTAGTATTTCCTGAATAGTTTTCCCACGTATCGGTACTTGACACATATGTTAATATTTGGCCGTTTTGAGGTCCTACAATATTAAAATTTCCACCACCACTACCGTTTACCTGACTAAAACTAATATCAGAATATGAAGTTAATACTTCAACATTTTCATCGGTGTAGTTGTTGCCGGTTCTGCCTATAAATAGACGATTTGTGTCGGTTGCCCAGCCAAATTCGGCATTATCTAATTGTGGTAAGTCAACTAGATTACCTGCTCTTTGTTGGATTTTACTGATTTGTACTATGGCCATAAGTGTAATTCTTCACGTTTACACTTATTTATCATAATATTGATGTAATCGCTATAGGAATTTCATGTAGTATTGCTCTACCCGCTTAAACCACATATCAGAGTATTTGTCAAAATCACTGCCTTCTAATATGAATTCCTGATAAGCATTATCAGCAGAACACATGAAAATGACACCTTTGCGTATCTTAGTTCCGTGTACTTCATTATGTGCGTTGGCATATGCTGCTAATTGAACAAAGTAATCATCAATCCATTCACGCTTTTTAGGCTTGTTAGTTTGCTTGTGATCCATGATAGCTTCATCCCCATCATGTATGCCACATAAGTCTGTTGTACCAGCGTAAATTTTAGGGAAATATAGTGGTACTTCTGTTCCCCAATATTCAGTGCAGTTACTAAGACCTTCGGTAATGATAGTCTGTGCCATCTTGTGACTTTGAATGCTGTAGGGGTTACTGCCAGATTCTGTGATTATACCTGTCTTAATATAATCCTCAAGAAACTTATGCATTCGTGTTCCACGATTTGCTGCTTCAGTTGTGATTGCTTGTGCTTTTTGAACACCAACTCTTTTGCGCCAGTTTTGTAATGCTTGTTTACTTTCTTCCGACTTAGTAGCGTCTAAGATAGTTGTGACACTGGGAAGTTTCTCACCATCGGGGGTAGCATATCTGCGACCTTCGGGAGTATCTATTCGTTTGATTGCTTCGTATTTGTATTTGTTTGGATTGTACATTAAGTCAATGATAACATATTACAAAGTAAATTCACACCATTCTGGGTGAATTTGATGAGTTTTACTGTTCTTAATATAATCTCGTAAATGCAAATAGGGCATATCTACATGAGTTAAATTACCAAATCTATTTTGTATTTGATTTATGGTATAATCTGCTATTGCTATGTTGCCCTCAATACTTTCATGCCCACAAGGTAATTTGGCATAGTTATGTGTTATTTCAGAAAAGTTTTGTAATGTGTTTGTAATCCTATCACAAATGCCTGAATATTTTTCAGTGAGTGCGTCATGTGAAGCCTCTCTACCCGCTATGTCTGCCATTAAATAGGGTATGTTATGATTTTCTAAAAGATTTATTAATGATAGCTTATACAAAATTGTTTTCCTAAAGAAATCTTCTTCATTCCAATAATCTAATACTGCATGTTGATATGAACTAGTGGGTTTATTATCTGGAAACATTATTGGACGATAGTCTTGATAAACCTCATCATTAAAAGAATTATGCCATCCTTCTCTACGCCAATATTGACTCCATCCAATTATAACAAAAGGCTTACTTCCTGTTGGTAAATTTTCATAAACATATTCATATGTTTTACGATGGATAGCATCATTGCCTATTCCGGGAACTGCTAGATTAACTAATGGAACGTTAAAACTTTTTGCAATTAATGCTGGCCATCCCTGTTTAATTATATTAGGTAATCCTTGACAATATGTCCAGCTGCAACCAACTGTTACGATATGTGAAACTTCCAATTTACACCCTAAAACTTTCCCCGCAACCGCATTTATCACGTTCATTTGGATTAAGAAATTCAAACCCTTCATTAAGTCCATTGCGGACATAATCTATTGTCATACCTTGAATATATGCACAACTTTTTGGGTCAATATATAATGAACAACCATCACAATCAATCTTTAAATCTTCTGGCATTAGAGTATCAACATATTCAAGCACGTAAGCTAACCCAGAACAACCTGTAGTTTTTACACCAATTCTGATTCCCAACCCCTTGCCTCGTTTTGCAAGAGTTTGTTTCACTTTGTTACTTGCTTTATCTGTTATGGTTATCATATATATTTTTCATTGAATACTTTATTTAGATATTGATTTGGATACAAAATATTAATTTTTTCAATCATCCATTTAGCAACAAGTTCACTACCTCTTTCGGTTAAATGCCCCAATGGGTATTCAGATTTATCTTGTAAGGCATGGTGAAATTTATTACGTCCTCCCTGTTCAGATAATGATATGTCTATCATACGACTGGTATCATCTATTTTTATCCATGATTGCATTTTAGGTCTGTTAATTTTCTTAGAGTAATATTCTGAATTTATAACATCAAGCAAAAAATCATCTAACGAAAAACATTCAATATAATCAATTGAAAGACTTTTTAATAGTGTTTGTATTGCATGGATATACACTAATGTTTTTTTAATTTGATTAGTTTCATCAAAATGAGTAGCGAAAAATTCTTTTACAAAATCTTTTTCAAAACGTTCTGGTCCGTTTGTTATGCTTATCAAATTTTTAGGATATTTATGACTATAAAAATCTTGTCTAGTAGATTCAGTATATACAATAATTACTAATGGGTTGCTGTTAAGTTTTGGAATATCTTCATATATTTTTCTAAATGTATATTCATTGCTAGCACCACCTAACCCTTTATTTATAAGTGGCAATTCATAATGTTCTGCAATACGAGTACCTAATGAATCTTTTGGAAGAACTTCCCCTCCCTCAGCAAAACTATCACCTACTATATAAACACAATCCCACATTGTTTAATATATTATTGCATGGCATTTTGTGCCATTTGTCCTACTACCTGTTGACTTTGAGTTTGATCCGAATTGGGTTGAGTTTCATCATGCCCTTTAAATACAACGTTGTCACCTTGAATGTTAGAGATGATTGTATTTAAGGGAGGGTTCTTGATCATATCATACAAATCGGTGACATCTAAAACAATATCACCTTTATCTTGTAGATAAGTTAAAAACTCGTCCGTCGTATAACTACTAGGATCTATCTTACCGTTATCTAAATCAGTTTTAAGTTGATTTACAAGAACGATAAGTTTAGTACTCGCCGGATCAGCAAGTTCAAAGAGAAACATATTATCTCTTTGCTCTACCAACGCCACCTGATGGGGGCATATCTGGTTCTTCAGCAGGAGGGGGAATATCACCCATAGACATATCAGCTTCTTCTTCGCCGGCATCCATGCCAGCATCTAAACTTGCATCCACACCAGCTTCGGCGCCTAAATCAGCACCAGCATCAAATGCCGCATCTACTGCTTGACCAGTAAGACCATTCAATGCATTCTTCAATGCACTTGATGCTTCCTTCAATGAAGCAGATAGTGTATCTAATTGTGCTGAAACTGCGTCATTGTATGTTTGACTTTCGTTAACACCAATTTCACTTTCAATGCTTGATACTAATGCAGGCAATTCTTTAACTTGCATCTGACCAACATCTTCAAGCATCTTTTGTACCTGATCAACCATGTCTTGTGCTGCTAATACAACTTGTGACTTCTCAACTTCTTCGTTCTCAACCATAATTCTTGGCTGTGGAAGTGAACGTAATTCGTTGTAGTGGTCTGCAAGTGCTTGCTCCATGAATACCAACTTCATGTATGAAGCGGATGTTTGACTATTGTGATAGTCGGGAGATTGCTTTGATTCATTCATCAAACCGCGAACTTTTGTAAGCATGGTTCGTGTAGATGACATAGACATATTATCTACATTGAACGGCATCTCATACTGTTCGTTTAGTACTCTAGTTGA